AGGCGAGGTCAACCTCGTCAAGTAGCAAGATCGCTCCTCGTTCGAGGGCTTCAATAACTGGACCATTGTGCCAAACAGTGGCACCATCAACAAGGCGGAAACCGCCAATAAGGTCATCTTCATCAGTTTCAATAGTAATGTTTACACGAATAAGTTCACGCTTAAGTTGAGCACATGCCTGTTCTACGCTCACCGTCTTGCCATTACCAGACATGCCAGTGATAAACACAGGATAAAATCGTTTGGACTGAATAACCTTCTTCAGATCAGAGAAATTCCCGAACGGGACAAAACTAGGATCTTTCTGGGGAATAAAGGACACTTGTTCCTGATCGGGAACAACTGCAGCATGAGTATAAATTTGTTCCAGTTTCTCTACCTCCTGTTCCAGGTTCCAAAGTCCCCGACCAATTTTATAGTTCTTCAGTTTGTTTGCAATCGTCTGATAATGCATACCCACCTCAGCAGAATATACTTTGAGTGATTCTGAAGTTACGGTAGGACCGAAGCGTTGAACCAGAGATGAGATGAGAAGATCGTGCACGGAGATCATGGATGGGTGTCTGTTGAATACTTAAGTAGTATAGGGCATATGCCCCTGCAGGTCAAGCAATTTGACCTGCAAATTTTGATAAGATTGTCTTATTAACCATTTTACCATTCATATGTTTTTTAAATGCACTAGTCAATTGTGCCTTAGATGAAGGATTTTCTACTGCAAGATCATCAACTTCTTCTGAACCAGGAGTCCAATACTTATATATAAGTTGATTTTTGGGGAGAGGAAGAAGATACAATTCTTTGAATCCGCAGTTAGGAATTGCAGCACATTTTGTTTTTTCCCATTGCTTCTCAAACTGAACTGTATTAATTTCATAGTCTCTACAAATCTTACGAATCTCCGATTTACCGCACAGACGGAATCCAAGAAAATTGTAGTTAACAATATTAGAAATAAAATCTACAAACTGATTTGTATGACTGATATCACTACATAATTGACGAGAATAACGAGATTTAGGATCACGAAGAACAGGAGTGTGCGTGTAATAAAACATGGGTTGAGAATAAACCTTACCCAAGGCGGAAATGTGAACATTATACATAGGATTCGCTGCTTCACCATCGGTGAGATAAATCACATTAACTTTTTCGACCTTCTCCTCACTTTTAAATTTTTCGACAACCTGAGGAGTAGAGACGATAGTTTCTACCAAAGGAGTTCCCGAAAGTTGGAAATCCTGATTGTAATCATGAACCCTACGAAAACCTTCACAATTAATATACAAGTATGCCATCATACTATCGAGAGTTTGTGCATTCATCTTAGATGAAAAGAATTCAAACAAACGGAAGTTATCGTCAATATGCAAATCACTTTGTTTGTTTTCAGAAGGAATACCAGGGAAAGCACGTTCATTAGCACATGAATCTGAGAATGCATATACACGAAAAGGAATAGATACTTTCTTACAGAACCAGATCAAATCATACAGTTGCTTAATCGTAGAAATCATACAATTTGACATTGACCCAGACCAGTCAAGATAGAACACAAGACCATGATTCTTGCCATCAGGAGTAGTGGTCACTTTCTTGAACACATCATCACTCAACTTATAACTATGAAGTCTAGAGGTATCAAGAACTCCTGTGCGAGAAGTTGATGCACGAGCATACTGATCTGCTGCTTTTTTACATTCAAACTCCTTTACCAAATAGTTAACAGATTTAATACTTTCCCTTTTATATTCACGATACTTCTGGGTGAATTCAAATGTTGCTTCACGAAAATTAAGATCATCTCGATTCACATATTCAGTAAAACTTGCAAACACCTTTTTAAAGGGAATAATTGTCTGTTCCAAATCAAGTTGAGGAATATTAAGATACAGATATTCTCTAGCATCTTGATCCACAAGATTCTGTTGATTCTCTTCCAGTGCCTGGTAAGTTTCAGACTTCATCTCATCAACAGGTTCATGAACTTGCCAGGATCCACCAACACCACCATCCATATTGACAGAAATATCATTCTCTGCTTCCCGTTGTTTTGCCTTCTCAAGCATTTCTTCGTGAGTCATTTCTTCATTTTCTCCTTGTCCTTGCCCCTGCCCTGATGTAGAACCAGATTGAGCAGAAACATTAACAGGAACTTCAATCTTGTCCTCTTTCTTTCTATTCAAATATTCGACAAGTTCTTTACCCAGTTCAATCACATCTTCAAACGATTCAGTATCAGCAGCACGATTGACCCACTGGATTTCATCCTCTCCAAAATCCACAATGGTACGACTACCAACCACTCCAACTTTGTAGTGAACATTGATACGGTCAATCAATGCCATCTTGGAAAGATTTTTACCTTCCAGTTCAAAGAAGTCTTTCTGATCCAGTTCACAATACCCTTTAAAGAAAGATCGGGCCAGTCCAGGATAACGACGTTTCATGAGTTTCTCAACACGAACATCCTCCAGCACGTTCAGAATGTCCCCAGGCACCTCTAAACGTGCCTCACCATAGTCCAGAGGAGTATATAGGGCATGACCCACTTCATGACCCACTAGCATGTCATACACGTCATTGCTGACATCCTTCCAGATCGGCAGACACAGAACACGATTTTCAATATCGAAGTAGGCAGTCTCTACAGCACGGTGCTCAACGTTGAGATTTTCCGTTGCCAGCAGTTTGGCAAGAGTGCCTTTGACTTCAGTGTTGATCATGGGACCTCGTTTGTATGAAACCATAGTACTGGATCACAAGCTCAAGGTCAAGTGGTTGACCGATCAGGATTAATTATGAATGGAGAATAGGGGACTCGAACCCCTCACCCCTGCCGTGCAAAGGCAGTGCTCTACCAAATGAGCTAATTCCCCCTATCCTTCCTCAACAATTTTGCTGAAGTCAGAAATCTTATCGAATCGTATGTTCTTTTCAAACTTGTCGATAAGAATTTCACCCTTATGGGAGATTACGAACGTATTCGTAGAACTATCTAGGTTCTTAAGAATCTTCAGTAATTCCTCAGTTCCAGAAGTATCCAAGGAACTGTCAAATACTTCATCTAGAATAAGAAGATTAGTACTAACACTACTCTTCATTCTAGCAATCTCCCTCCAAGTGAAGAGAAGAGCCAAATCAATCTTTTGTTTTTCTCCTTCCGAAAACGATGCGTATGAAAACTCATCACGGTAGCGAGACTTAATGACCTCATCAAACTCTTCATCTAAAGTGAAGTTAACATAAAAATCCATACTTGTCAAGTACTTATTGATAAGCTTGTTGATGACAGGAATGTACTTCTTGATAATCTGAGATTTGATTCCATTATCTTTTAGAAGATTTGCAATGACTTCATACTCAACTCTTGTCTTTGATACTTGAGCACAACGTTCTTCAATCTCAGATTGTTCTTCCCGATAAACTTCTAACTTACCTTGCATCTTTGCAATGTCGGGTGATTCATCAAGACGTTGAATTTCCAATTGAATCTTTGAGATTGATTTTTCATTACGGGAAATCCTATCTCGCAACCTGCTAATGTTGTGCATGTTATCTTTTAACTTGTTCTCTCGTTTGACAAGAACCTCTAATTGATTATTAGTAGAAATAATTTTTTGCTGGAGCTTTATACATCCAGTATCAAATTGTTCAGAATTATTACGAAGCTCGGATAATTTCCGATCTTTGAACTCACTATCAATAATCTGATCACATGTAGGGCAAGTATCATTCTCTGTAAAGAATGCAATATCCTTTTGAGTATAATAAAATCTATTCTGAAGTTTATTCAAGATAGCATTTGCATTTTTTAGATCTTTCTGAAGATTCTTGACATCGACAATTTCAGTATGAATATCTAAATTTTCTAGTTCAAAGATATTGATGTCTTTAGTATACTCAAAGACTTCTTCTTCCAGAACAGAAATATCTTTAATCTTCAAATCAATCTCACCCACATTCGTTGTTTGCGAATTGCGAATATGATCCTCCTGCATTCTGACCTTAGTCTCTGCTGCCTTTAATTCATATCCACATTCTCTTTGCTTTTCTAAAACCTGGCGAAGTCTATCTTTTAGGAGAACATTCATTGTAGAAAAGATTTGAATGTCCAGAATATCTTCAATGACTTCTCTCCTATATGCAGGAGTTAACTGCATGAACGGAACGAATGTCGATGATCCCAGAATTACTACCTGAGTAAAAGACTTGAAGTTCATCTTTAGAACATTTTGTTCTAACCACTTTTGTTGGTCTGACGCAGCTGCAACTTGATCTACAAAGACATCATCTCTATAGATTTCAAATTTGTTTGGTTTAATACCTCTATTGATTCTCCATACGACATTACCAATCGTAAATTTAATCTCAACTACACATTCCTTTTCGTTGATACTATTGACAAGTTGTGGTTTGTTGATCTTACGGAATGGTTTGTTAAACAAAACAAAACAAATAGCGTCAAGGAGAGTTGACTTCCCAGCACCGTTTGATCCCTGAACCAAAGTCGAAGGACTTGTATCCAGATCTAGTTGTGTAAATTGATTTCCAGTAGAGAGAAAATTTTTCCAGCGAATCGTGTTAAAAGTAATCATGTAGGGGGAATTACAATGTCATCAGGTTTGATATAGCAATAACTATATCCATAATTACTGCAGTTCTGTGCGATGAGTTCTTCATCTACCTCAGTAATTTCTAGGTCTTCATCAAAATCTTCTGCTTCTAAAAGTCCATGATAGCGAATAGCGTCATCTTCTTCCTCAAAAATTTGAACGACTTTTATTCCGTTCTTGTTTTTTACGGCATAAACACCGCCATGTCTCTTGGATACTAGTATATACATTAGACCTCGCAAGCTTCTAGATAAAGGGATCTTACTGTGGACTTGATAGATTCTTTGTTAGCGTTTAACTCTATATCATCTATGTATTTGTCCAACATGGTCATAGTATCTTCGGTTTCTACATCATCAGATACCTCTCCATATTCTACAGATAGATCCTCGATAATTTTAAGATCTGCAACCTCTACATCATACAACATCTTGATCAGTCTGTCAAACTTTAGTTGATCCTGTTTATCTTCAACAATTACTTTGACATACTTGCCTTGATATTCACTAAGATCTGTCCAATCCGTAGCATCCCTATAAAAGATTTTTTCAAACATATTATAAGGATTTTTAACGTATTCAAGTTCTAGATTGTCAGTATCTAGAATATGAAATCCCCTAGTTGCTTTATAATCGTTCCAATACAACTGGTATGGATTTCCGAGGTAATAAACATTACCCTTTGATGACTTTGTATGAAAATGTCCTGAAAGGACTTTCTCAAATTTAGCGAACGGTTCAGTAGATATTCCATGTTCCATTACAATGCCAGGGACGCTCTCAAAACCAGTAAACTCAAGATGGCCCACACAGAGAGTTGAAGTAGATTGTTCCAGAAGTTCGTAAACTCTGGATCGATTGTCATCACATATCCAAGGGATGCCAAGTACAGGCAAAGAACCAAGAAGGAATTCACTAGGGCTATCCACAATCTGAATGTTCCCATACTCTCCCAAGAGGAGAGATGGGGCATTAATTCGGAGAGTGTTTTTATAGTAGATATCATGGTTTCCTACGAGCATGGTCATCTTTACACCCAGTTTTTGCAACGGGGTAAACCACATTTCTTTCGCTGCTTCCAGCGAACTAAAATTAACAGATTTACGACGATCAAAAGTATCACCCAGGCAAAGAACTTGCCTAATTTTATTCTTCTTAATGTAAGGAATAACTACCTTGGAATAAAATTGTCGGTAATACTCAACATAAATTTGTGAGTCATTACGAACACCAAAGTGCTGATCAGTGATAACAAGTACTTTCATAATTAATAGCGAGTGCTGTATTGAATGTTAGATTTGATTTGGTTGTAATCGGCCTCATACCCATATTGATCTGAAGAAAACACTTCTTCAAACCCATTCTTTTCAATTAATTTGTCTTTGATATCCATCTGACGTTTTTCTTTTGCGATCCTTCGAAGGAAAGCAAAATATATAACTTGAGTAAAATAAGCAAATGGATTACTTGATTTCTGTGGATCGAAGTTGTCAATGTATTGAAGACAATTTTCTATACCATCACAAATCATATCATCTTTATACATGTAATTGATAAAGTTTGGACGATAGGATAAATGAGTAGCAATCTTTAGAAAACATTCGCCAATGTAATTTCCAACCTTTGGTTTTGGTTGACCATTAAGTTCTGCAACTTCAACACTTTTACGATATTGAACAAGAGCACGTAGAAACTCTTTATTGTCTAGATAGTGTTGCTTTTTTCGTTCTTTCATAGGTTCTATAGATTTGTTAATATCATAACAAACGCAAATAGGTTTGTCAAGGGGGTTGACAAACCTCTTCAAAATCACTATAATCAACTCTGTAAGGGTTGATAAATTATTTAAGACTAGCTCTTTTTAAATATATCTTCTAATCTTTTTCTTAAATCATTTACTGTACCCATGTGACCCATATCAGAATCTATATCTACTTGTCTATCATCATTATTATCCAGTCGTTCTTTAGTCAAGAATAATTCATACATACCAATTAATTCTGGAGATAGACCAGCAATAGTAATAATATCTTTCTCTCTTAAAACATAGAAAGCTTCATCTGAGAAATGCATCCATTTGTTGAATCCTACTCCTTTAATCATTTTATCGTTTACATTCTTTGTTAGAATATTTACTTCTAAAGGATCTGAAACATAGATCAAAGTTTCACGACTACCATTATCGGTTTCTTCCGTAGCAAAACCTTTCCCTATAACTTGTTCACCTGAAACAAGTTTAGCGATAAAATAAAATTCTTCATCATGACGGATGTAGTTAATCATAGGATTCTTTTAAGCGAACTTCTATTATTTCATAATCAAATTTTTCTTCATTGTATATCTTAACTCTTTCAACTAAATGGTTTAGGGTAAAGTTTTTCAAATTGTTATTAGAAATATCATCAGCAATATCATAAAGAGTTGCTTGATTTTTGTTCTCCCCTTTTCGGAGAACACGACCTATAGACTGGAGATTACGAACACGAGATTTAGAAGGTGATGCAAAAATAATATTATGGAGATTACGAATATTGACTCCAGTAGAGAAAGTTCCATAACTAGCGACAATGATGGCATCTTTTTCTTGCTCACATATTTGTCTGGCTTTTTCTCTATCTTCAGTCTTTACACGACCATGAATAAAAAATATTTTTCGTTTATCACCCACACTATTATTTATCAAATTGTAAAGCACCTCTCCATGAAACTCGACATAATTGAAGAGTACTAGGGTATTTCCTCGCATATCTCGACATAAATTACGAATTAACTTATTTCGACCAGGATGTGAAATGATGTATTCAATCTCATGGTGATATGATTCAAATTTAACAAACTTGTGCTTTAGAAGAAGTACTTTAATTTTTAGTCTGCTAAGATGACCCTGCTGCATCAGTTCATTGGTTTTAGTGACTTGATTGCATCTACCAAAGATACCCTCTAGAACTAACTTGTTTGTATGACTACCATCTAAAGTTCCTGTGAATCCGATACGATATTTACAATCATGCATCTTGGTCATGATTCCAGTTAAAGACTTTGCTTTTGCTAGATGTGCTTCGTCAACAATAACTACGTCAAATTCTTTAAACCATTTTCTATCTTCTTTAT